AATTTGTAAGCCTTATCGTATGTATCTTCCAAAGCTTTTTTTTGCTCATTCATGGTCTTGGTGAAGTGCTCGGTTTTATCTTCAGCCAAACCAAGCACACCAGTTAGACCCCGAATACGTGGGAATAATTTTGCAACTGACGCCGAACTCCCATCAGTGGTATCAATTATTGCTCGAATAGCTTCTTGTAAATCAAGGGTTGCCAAAAGTTCCTCAGCAGTAGAAATATCTAATTTCTTCATTGCTTTCTGCATAGCTGTCGTTGGCTTCATAAAAGCTACCATTGCACCTCGGATTTGGGTGAAGGCTTTATTAGCCTGTACACCACCAATTGTCAGAGTGGCTAAAGCAGCATTTAATTCTTCAAGTGAAATACCAAGTTTAGAAGCAGTAGGAGCTATTGAACCCATACCTTGATCCAACTCGTCGGCTCGAATACGTCCAAGATCAATAGTCGTGAAGAATTTTGCAGCAATATCCTCAACTTCAGACACATCTTTTCCAAAAGCATTCAATGTACCCGAAAGCAGATTGATAGACGTGGGCATAGCTGTTTTGGTGACTTTGGAGAATTTTGCGGCCGACCCTAGAAAACTTTCAATCTCCTTCCTCGTTGAAGCAATTTGATTTGAAATTGTTTCATAGGCAGCTTCGGCAGTATCATCCAAGCCTATATTGAATGCGTCTGATACCCCACGGACCATATCAGAAATATCTTCCAATCCAATTTTAGGAAGAATAGTTCCAATTTCAGCAACTGCTTTCTGAAAATCTACAGCACCCTTAACAGCACTTTTTAGAGCTTCTCTGATAGTACTCAAGGCTCTAACGATAACCTGTGTTGCTACAACTCGTCCAATAGTTTCCCAAGAGACGGTCCATTTTTTTGCATTATCCTTTGCGGAGTTCCCCATCTTATTAAGATGGTTCGCCATTGTGTTAGATTTTCCTTGATAGACTTTATCCAAATTTTGCATCTGACTTTTGATTGCATCTATCGAGATTCCATGCTTTTGTGCAAATTGTGCAGCGTTAGCAATATTGCTAGCACGCATTCTTTTCTGGCTATCAGAAGACTTCTCATTAGCTGCAAACATCTTATCAAATTGAGCAATGTAATCATCAACACTAGATTTTGCTTTCTTACTGGAAACTGGAGTCGCTACTGTAGATACTACTGTAGGTGTTTTTCCTTGTAGATTAGCAACTTTCTGTAATTGATCAGCCGCAGCCTTACCATTAGAAGCTAATTTCTTCAAAGCTGAAACAGTCTTACCAGCTTGCTGGTTAAAACTCTTCATAGCTCCAATAGAGCTATTCATCCCTTGATTATAGGATTTCAAAGCAGTATCTAGGCGAGCCAAAGCTTGAATAGCTTTTGAGGCATCAAAGCCAAGTTCTTGTTTGATTTCTGCCATTGCTATATCCTATGCTATATCCTATGTTTAATAATCTTTAGAGCCTTCCAAGGAGAAGGTAAATAAATCTCATTTGCCACTTTTGCAAATACCTTTTGACCTACCTCTTGAAAGAAATAGGGACCAGGTTTCTTCAACCGTCCCCAGACGTTAGGATCACTATTTGGTGTATTATATTCATTATGAACCAACCATCTCAAATCAGTTGAATACTCAAAATAGTATTCATGCTTTTTCCGATCTGTGATGAGCGCACCATCTCCATGACGTTGTCCAAATGAAATACGATTGACAGCTACAGGATTGATAGCAAGATTAGAACCAATTTCTCTGGCAAGTTGAGTGAAAGTTGCCCAAGAAGCACCAGACCAAACTGGTATTTCTGTAAGAACAGCTTCCAACCAGAGAGTGGCTGCATGAGCAATATCTTCTGATAATTGCTCATGCAGAATCTGTTCATATTTTTTCATATCAAATTGAAAACTGACAAAATTACCTGTAAATTTCATGGTCAGCAGTCTCCAAACTAACGACGTTTCTTGCTTCCGAATAATGATATTCCCATATTCTGGTTTTCATCATATTCACAAACTTGATTGTATGCAAGAATTCTCGCTTGCATTTGGACACCATTATCCTCCCAAAGAGGTTTGATACCAGGTGGAAGGATGCCTACTCGGAGGCAGGCTCCCCAGATGGCAAATTCTCCGGTTCGATACTTGGGCCAGAGAATTCGCTTGGCACCGGCTGCTGACCAACAAGAAAAGACTCCCGTGCTTGATTGAGTTTATTCTCATCAAGGCAGTTTGCTTGAAAGACAAGATTCTGAACTCGATTACACTCAACCTGATTGAGTCCAGCAGTCTTTAATTCTTGTTCCCATTGCATCCAAGTTGATGGGTTATTAAGAGAAACCTCATCCCATTCTATATCACTAGGCTCCAAAGAACTAATGATCAACCAGGCTAGGCGTTTACGACCATAGGTTTCCATCATGTCTTTGTAACTGGGGTCATCCTCATTGGGAACCCAACCCTCTTTTGGCTTATAGATACCAGGAGGTTTGGGCTCAGGACAAAGCTTGTTAAAAGGTTCATAGTCAGGAACGCCGACTGCTCGAAAAACGATCTCTTTATCGCCACGAGGTAAAACGAGAATTTCTTCAGTTGACAACGTACTTGGATCTACTCCACCAATCTTCATTTTATTCTCCCTCATTAAAATCTGAATAAGTGGTGTACTTATCCAGACTATAAGATTTACGTTCGGGTTATTGTCGGTTGAATAGCATTACACCGACCAGTAACAGAAACAGACGCTTCACCCAAATCAGCTTCACGACTCTCCGAACGAAAGTCCGGAAATACAGTCGTTTCGATTTCTTGAGTTGTACAAATTGGAGTATGAATTACTACCACATCTATAGCATATGGTTCACAAGGATCAGCAGAACTAGAGACCCAGTCACTAGCACCACCAATCTGTTTCAAGGCATCCATTGGAGAAATCTCTTCTCCTGTACCTGTCGTAATATACTCATAAACAAAATCAAGACTCAAATCGAGAGGAACTTGGTCTCCAGCACGAACAGTATCGAGAACACCTCTATCGAGGTCATACTCATACTCGTTGTTCTCGGTATACGTCAAGTTGCCATCACCAATTTTGATATTCAATTGTTGTGAAAGAAACGTAATTACATCATCTTCTGTGGGCAAATCACCAGCATCCAACGCCGGAGTAAAAGTCAATTCCCAAGAAGTAGCACCTTCATGAAGAAGAGCAACAGCCGCTGTACCTGGAGTAGTTAAACCAGCCGTATTCATCACCATCAAGGCAACATTAGTGGCAAGATATGTTCCTCTAAATTCTGCAACAAAATCTGGAGCAGTTCCCGTAACAATTACATCACCAGCAGTGATATTAGCAAGCAATTCAAGAGCAGCTTGAATAGCAGCAGCATCATCATCATAGGCGATGTCTGCTGTTGTCTCACCATCAAATGTTAATGTGTAATCTCCAGCGGAAGAAGTATCAAGATCAATTGATTGCTGCTCATTGGAGTTGACGGCGGTAATCGTGAATACTGTATCAGCCACAGTATCAATTGTAAAACGCACACCAACAGGGATTATCGTAGTTGAAGCAGGTGTACCCGATAATGTATCAATTTCGAGAGTTGTATCTGTCCCAGCAATTGCAACATCATCGACTAAAGCCGCTCCAGCCCAACCTCCTCGAAAAATAATAGTACAGTTTTTGAGTTCGATACGTGCGATGATACACCTCCTTAAATTCGATTCATTGTGGGTTGTGTGGCATTACATCGACCAGATACAGAGACACTGGCTTCACCCAGGTCTGCTTCACGACTCTCCGAGCGGAAATCTGGAAACAATGTCGTTTCACTTTCTTGAGTTGTACAGATTGGTGTGTGGGTGATTAACACATCTACAGAATATGGTTCACATGGATCAGCAGACGAGCTTCGCCACTCAGCGGCTCCACCAATCTGCTTCAAGGCATCCATCGGGGAAGTTGCCTCACTTGTGCCCGTGGTGATATATTCATATACAAAATCAAGGCTAACATCCATTGGAACTTGGTCGCCAGCACGAACAGTATCGAGAACACCTCTATCGAGGTCATACTCATACTCGTTGTTCTCTGTATAGGTTACATTTCCATCACCTATTTTAATTTCAAGTTCGATTGGCTGGAAGGTGACCACACCACTATCTACATATGCACCAGCCCCGAGTTCAGGTGAGAAAACGATATTGGTTGTGACCGCACTACCATCAGAAGGTGTTCGTTCAGTAACAGTATGGACTGTTGTAGCAGCAGTTTCACCAGCGATGGTAAACTTTGCTCCAATCGGAATCACATCGGTTCCAAGACCACCAGCATTAAGGACGATGGTGTCTATATCAAATTCGGTATCAGTTGCAACTGGTGCTGTGGTGGGTTCATTGATTGCTCCTGTTCCGCTGAGTCCGTCAAGTAAACTTATCACACAGTTTTTGAGTTCTATTCTGGCCAAGGGTAAACCCTCCTAATTAAATTTGTTTGGGGATTTTACCCCATTTGGTAAGTGAACATATCAGATTTTGCTCTTCGTCGAGCATCACGTAGAGTCGAGTAATTAACTCCAAGATTTTCAGCAATATCCACTAGACTTCCATACTCTATTCTTTAGAAAGATACATTTCATATCTGGCGTCCACAACACTTTGTCGAATTTTATCAGTAATATCCACCTTTCCGAAATGTATCACTCGGAGGGTATCGTTTTTCCCTGAGCGTAAAGTCAAACAACCCAGATATGTATCATCATCTGTAATAGTGTTTCCATATCTGTAAATGAGAATTGCTTTGTCCATAGCCTCGTGAAAAAGACCGGCATTGGTCAGGATAGCGTGCCTGTTCTTTTGTTTTCCGTCAAAGCGACTTGTCAGAAGAACATTTACATCCACCAAAATTTTGTATTCACCAGACATTTCTTTAGTGAAAGGTCCACTGATACGAATTTCAACATGGTCTGTTGCTTTCGTAAAAGAATTCGTCTCATCATCAATTCCCTCAACAATTACTGAGATACCATTTGTAGTGGCAACTGCTTTGAGAGTCTTGGCAATAGAAGCGAATATCCAGCGTGTCCAATTTGGATTAACCGACATTATTTTCTCCTTGTAAATCGAGAAGATTATCGGCTCTTAGAAGATAGATTTGCTCCGGAATCTCTCCCATGAGTTCTCTACCAACAACAATCCATCCTGCATCAAATTCGTATTCTTGGTATGATTCAATTTCATATTTTCGATTACGATAAACAATGTATGTGTTGTTGGTAAGATCAATATCAACATCATCTCTATCAATGATAAAAATGCGACGACTAGCATCATAGGTCCCACCAACTACAAACATCTTATTTGCAGAGATTTGAGAGATACTCTTTCTAACCTCTTTTTGTATTCGAGCAGGTAAAACAATGGCACGGTCAACATGAACCACATCTCTAACTGATGTGATTATACCAGTCTCTTGATCGGTTGCAGAGCTAACTAGTGTATAGATGTCAATAGTGCCACCATACTGTCGCTTCATCATATAAAGCGTCCGCTGAATTGTACGCTTGAGAGATAGTTCGGCAGGATACATGACAATCTCACTTAATTGAGGTTCCTATCAATGGCACTTTCGAGGCGTTCCATTACCTTTATATTTTGTTGCATGACTTCTGTATTCCTGGTAATCACTTCCGTACAGCTTTTCATAAGAGGAAGAATTATTTCACGTTGTTCTTTCTCAAGTTCTTTAATTTGTGTAGTAAGTCTATCTTCGCGACGAAAATCGCGCCAAATGAAAAATACTACTGCGGCAATGAACGGTCCATAATTCTGGAAGAGCCAGCCCATATCCAATAGTCCGTTAAACGCAAACAGGAAATCCATCATACTATCTCCATCAAAAAGAGAGGCCACCCGCTGAGACTACTCAGCGGGGGGCCTTATAGAGATTTAGCCCAACATGACACATGCAAGATTGGTATCAAGCACAGCCAGACCAGCAAGCATATCACAGTTGACCTGAGTACCACCAGCAGACTGATTGTACTGCATGGTGATCCGCATTGAAATTCCGTTATAAGACGAAACAGCAGCAGCAACACCAGTTCCCGCTCGCGGCAAAGCGAGAGGTCGTGTGATCAATGCAAGAGCCTCACGATGGAACGCAAGGTTCATATTACCTTGAGGTCCGGGGAAGGCAGCAGCACCATCAACGACTGCCACTTCCAGAGGACGGTCAAGAATGATATCATTGCCATTGATCTCGATTACAGTATAGGTTCGACGGGTAGCACCAGTTCCAAATGCACATAGTTGACCAATACTCCAATAGGCAACATTATCCACGCCGATTTCTTTGGTCCAACCAATGGCATAAGTACCAGCAGTCGGATGATTAACTGTGTCGGATGTATAGGCTGTACAGACCGCACCCGCACCAGTCGCGTACTTTAGAGGCTCATTGAGCGTAAAGTCAGTGGTCGCACCAGTGATGGCAGTACAGTATGTGGGCTGATCATTACCAGCAACATTGATAAACTCACCAACAACAGTGGCACCAAGTGTACAAGCTAAGGCACCAGCTTCACCAGCGACTTCAGCACCAGTTACTGTACCAGCAATTGTGGTTCCACTAACGAGACTCGGCACATTTTGACCCATCCAAGTCTGGAATCCATAGATTCGACCCAAGAGAGCGTTTTCCAAAGCCGTTCCGCCATCGCCCCGTTCGTTTGCCTTCATGAAAATATCGTTTTGCAAAAGGGCTGTCTCGCTGGCTGAAGTCAAGAGCAGATGTCGCTGAGCATCCATCGGAGCCAAATTATCATTCAACACCTGACGGGCTTCCAACACGACATCATTAGAAGTTGCAGCCGGGAAATTTTCCAGGCGACCAACTCGCTGAGAAGACGTGCTGAAAAATCGTTGAATCTGACCTGTAACAGACCTATCTACACCATTGGCAATACTGAGCATAGCCGGATGCAAGTAGATTTTGACCAAATCCTTAAAGGACATACTATCCTCACCATCATAGATGGTGAAAGGTTGAGTGAACCATTGGTCTAGGGTGACAGGTACGTTCGTACTCTCAGCATTTTGATAACTCAGAGTGTCTCCATCGACCTTACGAGCGATCTTGAATTTGCTGGGACGACGTGTGTTGACTACATCACCGAATCGTTGAATTTTGTTCTCGAAATCCCGGTGGACCAAGTGAGCCATAACCATGTTTTCTTCGAGGATCATCAGACCTTCGTTCGCCCACATCTCAGGCACGAAAGCATCGTTATCATTGGCGAAACAAGTGACTTCAGCGTCACAAAGATAAAAAGAATTCATTGTGCTCTCCATAAAGAACGGTTTACAAAGTTGGTTTTTCAGTACCCCGATGGAGAAATGATCAATTATAAGCCAAGGAGTTCGGGTTGCTCTTTACGCATTTTTCGATATTGGGCTGGAGTCAGCTTGGTAACATCGACTTGACCATTGGACCCGGTATTTAAGCCGCCGGTAGCATTGTTGGCACCTAGACCAGAAACTACATTACTCTTGAAGAGATTGGCGTATGGGAGAAGGTCTCTCATTCGCTTTACGATCTCGTCTGGATTACCAGAAAAAGTGACTTCGTTCCCCTTCTCATCATGGTCGGGGAAATCGACAGTAGTTCTAAATTGACCAGTTTCTTTACCAGTAGTCTCATCAACTACAGGCTTCAGAGTAGTCATAGGTTGGAGCAAACGCATCACTTGATCAGGATTGTAGGCATCATTAGATATCGCTGCATCCTGCAAAGATCGAGAAACACTCGAATCACGGAATCGATTCTCCCACATTTCACGGGCGGTTCGCTCTTCTTTCAACTGTTCTTCATACGTATTTTGCAGTTGATTTTTCTCGTGTTTTGCTCTCTCTTCTTTCGTCCGTAACTGATTTTGAACTTCTTCCAATCGTTCCTCAGCTTTGGTTCTTTCATCATCCGAAAGATTCTTATTCTCCAAAAGAGTATTATAAGTCCCTTCCAACTTTTTGTACTCTTCCTTGTGAGCAACTTCACGATTTTTACGATCTCGGGCAAGACGCTCTTCAACAATTTTGTTGACAACCGATTGGGCGACCATCTTCTCAGCACCACTGCTGTCTCCATCACCAGTACCAGAATCACCAGTACCAGTACCGCTGTCACCACTATCTCCGCCTTCGCCACCTTCATTATCAAAACAAGAAACTTCAGAAATGGACAGATACAAATACTTCTCATCAAACATGGAAAATCTCCAAACGATACCCGCTGAGTGTTAAGTTATACTAGTAGCGGTGAACCAGTGTATAACCATGTAAAACCTGACTTACGCAGTCAGTGAACGAGGCTCTCGATTAAGAAATCCGAGAGAGAATAATGGCATCATCTTCACGAAGATATGGTCGCAACAAACGCCATGCTTGTGAACTAGGAACTCCGTTAATGATGTGCTCAATAGGAACTTGCTCTCTTTGATAACTAGTTGACTCAGCTTGGAACCCATGACTTTTGATACCCAAAGCTTCCAATTCTATATCAGGGTCTTTTCCATCAAGCAGTGAGTAGGCAATTTCATAACTGGCCACTAAAACGTCTTCTGGAACTTCTGTGTCTGCATCCCGAGGGAATTCTAAATACTGGAATTCGGAATGCTTGTCTCCTTTGTAGTTCAACGCATCAATGATTAATGTTGCAGCCCATAGGGCTCTCTTACGATCATCGGCTGTGGACTTAGACCAGGTACGCTCATGTAGACGTTGTGCGAAATACGTATCGGCTTCATATATTGTACCATAATACTCAACTGTGATGTGGTTTGTGCTTGCACCATTAGTCTGCTGTAAGTTTAGGACTGATGATGCTGAAGCAAAAAAGATGTTGACTGGACCCATAACTTCTATGAGTTGTCGAGTCACACGAAGATTAGGCGGATCTATTCCGAGTACTTCAACTTGTTGTCTTGATACGCGCGAATTGAAATCTCCGGTGCCAAGTACCTCAACATGTTGTCTTGATACACGAGCCTCGAAATCTTTGTAACCTAAAACTTCAATGTGTTGATTTGAGACACGTAGATTAGGGTCTTGTAATCCTAGTACTTCAGTCTGTTGCCTTGAGACCCTGATGACCATGATGACCCCACTTAGATAGCCTTGATACCAAATTCGGCTGCATCGACTTCAGCAGGAGTCCAAGCGACTGCTGTATGTGGATTCAATTCCTCAGTACGGACACTGGTAACATAATCTGTTGAGAGTACTGTGTCACCAGTTCCATCATCTTCGGTTGTTGAAGATTTGATTACATTGTGTAAATCCATACTCCCAGCGGTTACTCTAACCTCAGACATGATCTGAATACCATTAACCTCATTCATGTTGTCGAGATTTTCGTAAGCATACAAATCCTTGTCGGTAGTGGTAGCAGTCTCAACATACGAAGAGTCATCGTCTACTTCTACTTCGTTGACTCTTGCGTAACTATCCCCTGAGTCTGGAGTCCAATCTGTTGATGAACCAGCCGCAGTTGGTCGGATAGCTTCTACCTTACGATTACCAAGAAAATCATTATTGATTGTTCCTGACCCATCGAGAAGATAGATGTCATCAAACTGGGTTGTTACAAAAACTGGTCCTAGCCTGAAAGCCGAGGCGTAGGCATTAGAACCTGCTTGTGTATCAATACCAGAAAGAGAAAGCCAATTGTTCATGTTGACAACTAAATCAACAGTACCAGCAGACTGATGGGTGACCACCTTTAACTCAAGGTAATACCAAGTATTGGTAGATAGTCCCAGAGAAGATGTCCCAAGTAGAGTATCACCCCTATAAGCTGCGAGGGTGCCATCTGTATTGACACGGATATTCACAGCTAACAGTACGCCGTCATAAAGCGATATCAGTTTACTAGGCAAGACAGTTGGAGTTGAAAGTATCTTGATTGCTGCTCCAAATATCAGAGTGCTATCCGTAGTCAAATTAGGACTTTGGATATAATCCTCAGCACCGATGGCATAATAAATTGCTAAGCAAAGTCCATATCTTCCATTTTGAATCTTCATCTCTGATTCACGGTTGATAATGGGATATTTTCTCGCAATGATAGCTGTCGGTGCAGGAGTAGCATTCGGAGTTGTCCCGAAGCCTTCAAAACCTTCTATCCAGAGTAAAGCCATAGGGTAACTCCTAACTGATACGGGCAAGCACGATAGCATCGTCTTCGCGAAGGAATGGTCTCAGCCATCTCCATGCTTGTGAACTTGGAATACCATTGATGATGTGCTCGATTGGAACCTGATTCCTGGAATACGAAGTTCGCACAGATGCGTAGTTCTGACTAATGATTCCAAGAGTCTCCAATTCCAGTTCGGGATCCTTCCCATCAAGCAGTTCATGAGCAATCTCATATGTCGCTCGACGAATGGCTTCTGGAACGATTGTATCAGCCCCACGAGGAAATTCCAAAGATTGAGCCGCTTCAGCTTCGCGAATCTCTTCATCGGTCGCAGAGTCATCAAGAGCAAAGACAGTGCTCTTGTAACCTTTGTAATTCAACGCATCAATAATCACCGATGCAGCCCAAAGAGCTTTGGGTCTATCTACCGGATCAGCAGACGACCAAGCATGTTCACGAAGGCGTATGGCAAAATACTCCTCTGCTTCCAGAAGATTTCCATAATAATCGGTGGTAATCGACAAAGGTCACCTCCTTAAATGGCAAGCCATAATTTATTCTTTAGATTGATTATTCTTTCCAGCACCACGGGTACTATCCTTAGTGGTACTTTGAAAAGTTGTATCACGACTCGCAGTTTTCTCATCTGATCCAGAACTTGTTGGATCATCATCCATGTCAACAACCCCCCGTGAACCAGCTAATGGAGCCTTATCCACAACACCTTGAGTCTCTGCGATTCGTTTAATCCTTTCCATGTGATCATCGCGAGCCGTAAGGTATTCATTCTCTGGAAATCCTAAAGCAATAGATGCCAATTGTTCACCAACTAATCCAGCCTCTTGTGCTGCAATAATCACTTCAGGATCAGCAGTAGTGAATCCAGCAACATCAATCTCTTTCATGATATTTGCAAGTTTGTCAGGGTTTATTTTACCACCCAAAAGTGTTATAATAACAGATTTCCAAAGTTCTTTTCGTGCCGTTTTACTTGGGGTTCCCAAAATAACTTTATCAAGTTTTCCAGCTTCTTCAATTCGATCTTCATCACTCTTGAGACTATAACGATTTGGATATTTGATAGTAGCTATCTGACGTTTGGAACAATCAGCCTGTTCATAGGCTGCCCAAAACTCAGTTATTTGTCGTTCAGCAGCTTCTAGTTTGAGACCGATGTAGGACAGTCCAGCTTCAAGACCACGATTATCTAATGCTTTGGATTCAGCCGATGCTCTCGTAGCCAAAGTTGTTACAGCAAGATTTACCAACTTCTTTATGTCAGCTTCCATTTTTTCTTGTAAAGCCATTGAAGCTTTCAAAGGTTCACTAGAAGGATGGATGAAATCAGGTCTATCTGTACCCTTGTCATATCGACGACCTTGAGTGGTTCCGACTTTGATCTCCTTGTCATGGGCACCTTGGCCACCTTGTGTAGCCGTTCCGTCCGGATTGGCCGTATTCTTCAGATGGCTTCCCACCTTACGCATATCAGCTTGTTCTGTGTAAAACGGAAAATTAGCTTGGAGTGCATAGTTTACATCTGACGAAACTAGATTTAATAGGGCGATTTGGTATTCGCACACATCTATCAATAAGCTTTGACCAATATCAATAAAAGTAAAGGGAATTTGAGTAAGATTCATTTGAATCGGACCCGAAAGATTTCCATCCCTATCAATTGGATCATCGTCTTCGTTATAAAATTGAATTGATACAAATCCGTCATCATCAATATAGAGATGTCGATAACGAATCATCTCTTCTGTAGGTAGTCCAGAGGCACTATCATATTCAATGATGGTATCCCGAAGGAGCAATGCACTGAATTTTGAAGGATTCTCAGGGCTACTACAAGAGTAGCTGAGAATATCTTCGATTTTGTAAGGATATAAAAAGGGACGAAAATTGCCAACTTCTGCAAGAGTGACAGTAGATTGAATTTCGGGGGCATCAACAAAAATACCAACTCTTCCCATTACCAACAATTCTTCAAGAACTCTCTGACCCATAAAGGCGTTCATGCTTGCGCCACGTAAATCTACTCCCATATCTTTACCAGTAATAGCATTGAGGTATGCTTCACTTCCATCTCTACGAACGATATCAATCATTGGTTGATAAATGGAATTACGGATTTCGTTGACTGCTGCTTTAGCAAAAGACGGGATTGGAGTAATATTTCTTCGGTTATTGAATTGTGAAGTGGTTTCTCTCGATGTGAATTGTTGTAGATACTCCGAACGAAAATCCTCTCCTCCCGCGTAAACTAATCTGTATTTCAACCAATTAGGTGCGGCAAGAAAATATCCGGGGACCCGGAAATCAACGATTTTCTTTTCAATCATGGTTTCACCTTAATTAGAGAAATTTCTCGATGTCTTCACCTGATGTAAGACTTGCCGCAAACGGGAGGGCAATCTCAGAATAAACCCTAGCTAGTGCAAAGTGATCAGGGCCAGTAGAAATATATTTAGCAACCAAATTATCAGTTTGTCGTTTCTTTTTCTCTTCGACTGTGCCTTCACGTACGTAAGTTCGGATGGGAGCTTGAATATGCTGACGATATTCCATAGATACATCACGAGGAAGTATGATACGACGGGGTTCACGGAAACGTCCTAAAGCTGCACTAAACCAATTCGAGCGATCCACTGTAGCTATTGGAGCAAAACTATCATCATCACTCACAGAAATTTCTTTACCTGTCACGCCCCGTCGAAAACGAGATAACCAAACATACCCTGGGAAACGTCTTGAAAAACGACGAGCTTCAAGTATCTGTGGGTCAGCATCTACCACACAAGCCAGAACCTGAAATTCCCTCATCAATTCATCAAGTAGGCTCCAGTTTTCTCCAAATTTCGTTTCATAGAGAACCTTTGCTGTAGCAGCAACATTCAAATCATTGGAATACTGGTCGAAGAACCACTCGGTAATTTCTACATAACCGATTTTCCCTTGGTCAACACCCATCGTGATTATTCTCTCACCACTGATAGGTCGTGGGTCATCTTTCGAGTGCCCTTTGATGCAGGCTTCAATATCATCTTCAGAAATCTTTGCACCATCACCAATATAAGGTTGACCCAGTTTAGAATTATGAAATTCTACGTTGGCAGCTTCATCTCCAAACCCTCTGAAATAAGCTATTACCAACTCACCAGGATTAACAGTATAGGAATAAAGTTGATTTATTGTAAAGCCACGGATATCTGGATTACCATTCTGGTTACCTATTTCCCATTTTGCTTTTCTAAGCCAATTGGGCTTGTCTTTTTGCTCCAATCGTCCACCACATTTCTTGCACTTCAAAAACGATTCATAGCATCGTTGATCATGTACTCCTTCACCAATAATTTCAATACAGTCGGGCCAAATGAGATGTGTATGGCGTCCACAACAGGGACATTTGAACACAAAAAGCTCTTGAGTCGAATCCTGAGAGAGTTTGTGGATTCCAAAGTTAGGAACTGTAGGAGTTGAAATACCCCACACAGTCTTGGATAGTTGACCAGATAACCGTTCCAAAGAGAGGCTAATTGCTCTTTGACTCATCTCATCTATTTCATCTAGCAAGAGCACACTGACTGGAATAGACTTCAAATTAGCATCACCACGACTACCACGGATATAGAGTGTGTTGGAACCAGCTTGTTTCAATTCTATGCTATTCACATCTGTGAAGATTGCTTTAAGATATGGACTGAGTTTGAGTGCTGTATTAAAACGTGACTTAGAAAAATCGCTTGCATTCCTACTAGTAGGGAGAACATAAAGAACATCTTTTTTCAGCATGTCAATTGCATAAAAGGCTAAATTTATGGTACACTCGGTGAGTCCCAATTGTGCTCCTTTCATACAATAGTTGACTGGAGCCTTACTGAGGTGCATTTCTTTGACCCAGGGGTGGTATTTTGTTGAATATGGTCCCTCAAAATCACCACCCATTACTCTACGATGTTGAGCCCATCTCAAACAATTGGTCAGAGTCTGGTTTTGAAGGCCATCTGCAATTGTCATTTTGAGTTCTTGCATCAAATCCATTGACATGGGTCTTCTCACTATAAAGTTACAAAACCGACTTTACTCAGTCGTCGAGAATGGTATTAAGGCCACAAAATTCTTTCATCCTCTTCCTTGTCCTCTTCAGGTTCAGGTTCAGGTTCAGGTTCAGGTTCAGGTTCAGGTTCAGGTTCAGGTTCGGGTTCAGGTTCAGGTTCGGGTTCAGGTTCGGGTTTGACGGCTTCCTTCAGATATTGCATCTCACCAACGGTAAGACCACGTTCATCAAGATTGACTGCCAGAATTTCGACTTCATCTTCATGAACACTATTCGGAAGTTCGATTTCAAAAGATCGATGGGAAGAATCCAGAATCTTGACGCAATCACCTTCAGGTGTGCTCACAAGTACCTGGATAGTATGTTCAACATGAGGCAGATCGATTTTCATTTTAGTTTCCTTTTGAGTTTAATCGGCTCGTATAACGTAATCCCAATTAAGTGAACGAATGGCATTATTAGCTGAAGTTGTAATTAAACCTATAATGCCTTGTTGCTGATTTCCAAGAATAATAGGCGTTAAACCAATTCGTTTCCAAGAAAAGGGCTCATCTACTACGAGTTGGTATTCAGTATCATAATCTCCTTGAAAAGATACTAAAGGATTTGGAGGAGTGCAAGGCGCACCTGAGTTGAAAGTCCATCCAGTCGGATTATGATAAATAAGTCCAAAATTTACCCCAGTGTCATTTGCACCTGCAATCCCTTTTATATCAAGACCAGTAACACGAAAATCAGTACCCCAATTATTCCAATACTTGCATAGACCATCATTGATAGCCACACCCGTACCACTTTGGAGACTGATTGTAATTTGCCCAATCCATTTCTTTGTGGTCTCAAAATAGTCATTGAGTACACCACCACTTGTATCAATATCTTCTGTATCAGAAGCAACTCTAACACCAGCATTAGTGATTGATGTTCCTGTAACTCTAACTACCATGTCAGTTGATGATGCACCTAAAACAATAAAAGCATGAGCACCATAAGCAACATTTGCTGTACCAAGTACAGTTCCACCAGCCGGTGTGTAACTTGTAGTTCCAAACTTGTAAAAACCACCTACATATTCTGTTCCAAATGATGCTGGTGGAGATACATAACTCCATGAGATGTGCATTGATTGAAAATTACTTCCAACTTCTTTCCATACAGCATCAACAGAATCATACTGCATATTAAGGTAATCACCCTTACCAAGAAACAATGGGCTACCAGAAAGTAAATGTAAACCATTTCCATCAGCGAGTTGGATGGTGTTTGTATCATCCTGTCCAATTAGAAATATAAACTGTCCATCCGCTCCTGCTACAATCTGAGGGTTAGCTGTGATATTGATTGGACCACCATCCCCTTGCACTCGCATAGTTGCATTCGTGACAGTAATACCACCAGCCGCTGTAATATCAGTAACAGTAGAAGGTTTCAAAGTCAATTTATTGTTGACTCTCAAATCTTCATTGATCTCAAGATCATGAATGACTATTGACTTCGAGACATTTGTCTCACCCATATTAACAAGGATTCTACCCGTTGTAGCACTTTGCTCCATTACAGTTCCAATTTGAATTGGGAAACTTGGCGCTGTTGGAACTGTGGATGACCATTCACCGGCAACTGTATCAGAAAGATATAGAAGTGTTCCTACAGTAAAAGCATTAGTATTTAACCCAACAACTAATCCCATTACTGTTATGAAACCAACAACCCCATCTCCTATATTATGAGTAGCCATTGCAACAACATTTGAAGTTGCCGCAGCATCGGCTTTGGCTAATATAGCCTTTGGGTATCCTCCAGAAACACCAGAAATATATACCAAAGAACCCTTATCTATTTGAACCCCCGTATCATTGTAAACACGAATATAAATTTCTTGACCTAGTTGCAAAATGACATCAGACTCATTATTATAGAGACCCAATGTCTTACTGATACTATCATAGAAGATTCGACCTTCTTCGTAAGGCGGCCATGCAAGTCCCGTCTTAAAATCAATAAACTCCGGTAGTATTTCTATACCTGGTGGTGGTACATATAAACTTCTCATTTTATACCCCCAACCATGTTAGAATCTGACTTGCTGCTGCCGAGATAACGTGTAAACCACTGACAAATTCCGAAGGTAGAAAAAGAGAACTACCAGGAACAAGTGGAAATCCCCCTGTCTCAATAACTTGATCGGCGGTGACATTAGCACCACCTAGCCAAATAGTCGAAGTATTGGGATTTGCATCCAAAACACCTGGTGCATATAATTGGATTCCTTTAGTGAATTTGAAACCAAAAGGATTTACTTTAACAGCAGTCACTCCTACAGCTACATTTCGATGTTGCACTAAAACATCAACAGCTTCACGATATTCATTTGCCATGACGGATCTCCTTGGTCTTCGATTTTAGATCGATTTTTTAGGGCTCTCCTGCCCAAACAGAGCCCTGAAAGATCGACCCTGCACAAGGCAGGGTTGATCGGAATTAGCCAAGTAAGATGGGTAATATCCAGGTGAGTACTTTCACCAAGATTGTGAGCAGAAGAACGATGTCACCTGTCCTCTCAATCTCAATTCCATCTTCCAAGACGATGAAGGTTGGTGTTGTTGAGACTTCATATTGTCGAAACAATTCCGGATTCTCATGATACCAGACTTCTGTGACCTTGAGTCCTTGCTTTTTCATTTCTTCGACTTGGGGTCTAGCTTTCTCACAAGGTGAACAGCCAGATTGTGTGAAGAAAAGTACTTCTCGACTAGGACAACAGGGTGGGTCTGGCACCACAATTCCGGGAGTTGCCACAGGGGGCTGTCCCGAAAGTTCAACTGTGATGCCACTACAACCCACACAGAGCACAGTGAGTAAAATAGCAAATAGGAAGTGCCTTTTCATTGGAACCTCCTTACGAAGCCACTACAGGCTCGACAGGAGCCACAGGGACCACAGGGGCCACAGGGGCCACAGGGGCAACAGGGGCAACAGGGGCAACAGGGGCCACAGGAACTGGTGCCAATAGCTTTTCAACAGACTCCAGTTCAGATCGGACCATCATACGTCCTTCTGTGCAGGCTAACCGAATTTTGAGCAGCTTGTCAAAGACATCTCGCATATCTTCAAAAATGTCCTTGTCATTGTTTCTCAATCTTTGAACCACGATACTGATCTGGTTTGCCATTCCCGAATAGTCACCCACTGCATAATTGAGAAAGACGGAAGAAAGCTCCTTGAAGCCCATTTCTGAGAGCTTGTTAGCCAAGTGAGCAGCTTCTCGTCGTCGATTCTCAATCGCGGTATCTACACGAAACACCCAACGCACTGCAAAATAACTAGCCAGGGCTGCCAATACCACACAAACGATTTGTAGCAACGAAATTGTCATATTTTCTCCTTCTGATTGTTTACGCAAAAATTCAGTGTTTGTGTATCAAAATAGCCTATCACTATAGTTTACTTTGTTTAGGACCAGATTTATCCATGTGCTCGGATTTGTATTCTTGAGCAAAACCAATTCCCCCACCCCCAAGAGCACCAAGTACGACTAAAAGTAACCAGAGCTTTGATTCTTCTTGTTCTGGATCAGGTTCTAGTATCGGAGGTCCAACAGGAAATTCAGGTTCAATTACCGGAGGTTCAGGTGCTGGTTCAGGTGCTGGTTCAGGTGCTGGACATCTCCGTCGCCTGATACACCTCGTCTTATCTTGCAAATCACCCTTGATACCTTGATAAAGAGTTGTCGAAGCGGACGGAATATTGTCGCCCCAAAACTCACTTACAACTAACCCCTTTTCATTTTGGAGTCGGATGCACGGCAAGCCGGGCATATCTTTTGCGTAGCGTTGGTATCGAATTTGATTAGTAACGTATTTGTTAAATCGCACTTGAGTCTTTAGTTTCCTAAGACCCACATCAATCGTAAGCCAAGATTGAATTTCTTGAAATTTGGCATCATCGGCATTGCCAAAAATTGTCAAATACCATGCGCCTTGATCTTGAGGTGGAATAATTCGCTCTTCGGTGGCGAATGCAGATGCCGCAAATAGGAGACACATCAATGTTAGAAGAATTCGTTTCATAGGTTCCTCTCAGAGTTAGACTTGAACCGGAGTGACTTCATCTGGAAGCAAATCCAAATTCATTGGGTCAATAGCTTCAGTAATGACACTGGAAATCGATGCCGTAGTAGCAGTGTCAGTAGTTGTGATAATGAAGGGATCACCATCAGTCGGACGAACATAGTAGATATATGTACCAGCCGCATAAATGGTTCCAACAGTCACACCAGCCCAAGTAATTGCAAGAGCACCACCACCTCGTGTAGTTTCAACAACACCGACTACCGTTGTGCCACCTGTAAGCAATGCACCATCACCGACCATTATATCGACGGCTGTACCCGCATGAGTTCCTTGGAACTCAACAATCCAATCAACTGTAGGTCCAGCCCCACCAGTAACAGCAACTGTATCAACAGTTGTCAGCAATTCCAAAGCTGATTTAACAGCCGCTGCGGCAGCATTATATGCGATTCCTGCGGTTGTTTCGCCACCAAAAGATAGCGTAAATGTCCCACCTGAAGAAGCGTTATCGATAGAGACCGTTTGAACTTCATTATCACCACTTAGAGTATCTACGACAACAGTCAACTTATGAAGATGACCTTCAAGGACAGCAGGAATATACCGCGAAGCAAAACTCGCAGCGGCTACGGCCGACGCATCCAATAGTGTTGCTGCAATGGTGAAATTGGACAAAGTCCACTTGGCATCGACGGCCACCGGAACTGGATTAACTACAGGTAGCATCGGGACACCATGTACAGAGTCGCCAGCATCCCATTGTGTCGGATAAGAAATTGTCATTTTATCTCCTAATCAAAAGGTAAAGGTGGGGGCGGTGTATAGACAGGGGAAACAGCCCACGATCCTGAACTAATCCAATCGGCTATGAACTCTTCCCGGGGCATCCATTTAAAATTTTCAGGATGGTTGTTATCAAGAATACAAGCATATTCAGTATCAAGATGTATTAACATAACCATGTGCGCACGATTATGTACCGCGACTCCGCATCCTCGTCTCGTGTCACATGCCCACTCCAAAAAAGAAATATTATTCTCATTTGTGGTGTAAGCATACCGAACACCAATTTTATTCATTTTGTCAGCAAGAGTGGAGGCGAATTCACCATCGGCATAGTGGGCTTTCCAATAGTCAGCCATTTCAAACTGACCTTCCCAGTTATAGAGTGAGACAAGTGTTGCGTGTACACAAGATCCCTCACCTTGGGGTCCAAGCCAATTATGTTCTCGAAATACTGTTTCGAGATTGACTGTAGGTTTCTCTATTTTGTAGTCTGGGTAATCGTAGTCTTGGTTAGGAATAGATTGTAGTGTATTCAAAGTGCCCATATCAATGGTAATACCATTGCATCCTGCAAACAACACTAACAAAAACAAAAGTCTTTTCATTTGAGTCTCCCTGGTCTTTTTAGGAGACCTGTTCTTCGCTCATATCTAATGAGTCTGTTTGGATTCCAACGTGAAGCAGAGATAGTCTGCAAAAGATCAATTCTTGCGTGTCCGGCTGCCACCAATTCACTACAAAAAATGAAATTGAGATCTTCACCCTTAAATCTGGATTCCAACCAAGATAAACCAAGAGTGGCTGATCTCATTCCACCATGGAGATCATATGGTTTGCCAATCTGACTCAATAAAAATTCATTTAGTCGTTTTTCTTCAGCGCCAAAGAGCGGACGATAGATTGGATAATGATATACTCGACCATTATAAGATTTGACTCTATCAGCTAGTCGAACACCTTGAACACCTTTGATAGATTTCTTTTGAATCTGACAAGGGATATTGGAAAGTGTTGTAGATTCAAACAGCAGTTGTTCGCCTTGGTGATCCCCGATGATCCCAATGTGACTTGCCCACCAAAAAGGCCAACCGAATGTGGCAAGATTAACTAGGATACTCTTTTGTCCAAAACCCGAAAAAGCCACTATATCGCCGGTTTTAATTTTTGACATGGCAATCTGAGTTAATTTTATTCTTTTCATCTTTCAACCAAAAATATGATTTGACTCGTTGAGATCGACCATGGTATCGTTCGGCTTTCAATGCAAAACAATTCTC